TGATGAAAAGCAGGGATACACATACGTATACATGGAAGATTACGAAGGAATCATTTCGACATATCAAGGTCAAAAGACTACAAAAGAAGAATTGTCTCGAAGATGGGACTGGTTAGAGCCACTACTAAATACTCTAAATTCTTTTATACGCGAATTGCCCATTCGCACTAGGCTCAAGGAAGTCATCGACCCATACTATGAAGTTAACAAAGACTAATCTAATTCTGTATGCTGCTCAAAATTACTATAATCCTTCTTGTATTGACGGTGATGAATTCTTCAGCGACCTGAAAAGACTTAAATATATAAAACGATTATTGAATAAATATCGTAACTCCGGAGAAATATCAGAGCGTCTGATATTAAACCACCTAATTGTACTGAATAATGTATTTGGTTCAGAAGCTACTGTAGAAATGTTAGCGTTGAAGATAGAACTAGAAAGTTGGTCTGCGCTTAAACCTTTCTTGATATTCCTCAGAATTATTAAGAATGTGGAGATTACAGGAATAGCTATGGATCGTCATGTTATTGAAAAACTGAGAGAAATAAAATGGGAATCCTAAAGAACGCAGCGGACTTAGTATATACTATTCGCTTTTTAAAACTACTGTCAACGCCTATCGAAGAAACAGAAGCATTTAAGGCAGGGATTATTGATGAGAAAGGCGTCCGTCGAAAGGATTTCAATAAGGAAATACTTGCTAATAGACAAGCATATGACACGCACTTCACTACTTTCCATAGACTTGTATATAACCTAAAGAAGATACTAGCTAAAGCTCCAGGAGGCAACTCTATGCTTGCCCGTTACGGTGCTGCGCTTGCATTAATAAAAGAACATGGCGAGCTATCAGACAAAAACTTAGAAAAGATCCATAACGAAGGTGGTGTTGATATGTTGGATATACTAGCTGAACAATCTCAGTGGTATGTGCTACCAGATCAGTCTATTAGTCCAGGTGTATACAGAATGCGTAATGACACCATGACCACATCTTATGCTGATGTTGTACGAAAGGGTGATCAGATCCGTATAAATGAAGATTCTGCAGTACCTTCTCATGGTATATTGGGTATTAACATATATGAAGGAATCCATATGAAATCAAAACAACGTGTTTTAGTATCAGCTGCGGAATTAACTAAATGATAGAAACTGGATTCCTGACTGATGACATCGTGGGACATGTAGAAGGACATATGGTCGCTTCAGAAAGAACAATAAAATCATTACAGAATGTATTGAATGTAACTCAAACTAAACGTATGTTTGAGATTGGATTTAATGCTGGACACAGTTCTACCTTATGGCTAGAACTTGATCCTGAAATGCATGTAATGGCTGTTGATATTTGCCAACACAGATACACACTTAATAATGCGATCAAGATGAAACTAAAATATGGCGAACGGTTTGATTTCTATCAAGCTAATAGTCAAGACCTAGTACCAGAGTTGATAACTGGCCACGACACATACTTTATTGATGGTGACCACTCGGTTAAAGGGATATCGCACGATCTATCATTATGCTCTAGAGCTGGAGGGGACTATATAATAGTAGATGACTATCACCCTAAGTGGTTCCAATGTGTTATCGATTTAGTTGACCACTTCTTAACCAAAAATGATTTCCCCTATGAGAAGTTATTTACCTTTGATTATGATAGTCGAGATGGTACAAATACTGCTATACTACTTAAAAGGGTTCAATAATGTATACGCTTAAACAATTCATAGAAAGGTTTGATGAAGAGATGTCAATGACAACCTCTGCCGTTCCAGGCGCTGGAGACGATTCTTCTACTGTGGTGATGCGTAAGAAGTATGACCGTAAGAACAAACGGGACGATTCTGTCAATCTACTAAAAAGATTTACAAAAACACAAAAATAAAGCTTTCCTTTCTTCGTAATCTGCTATATAATAACACTTATTAAATGGAGTAGATTATGCAATTAGTTGAATGTAATGAATACAAGATTGTAGTGTTTGGTTCTGAACTCACCAATGAAGAGTTCAGTGACCTAGCACGCAACCACAAAGACGACACCCTCATCTACGTTTCGTTGGATGGATGTGACGCTAAATATTTCCCACAAGAACGATCCCTCGTAAAAAACTCAAATGCCTCATTCCTAAATCATATGATGTGGGAAGGTTTACTTGACGACGAGGAACAAATAAGCTATATTAAAGAGTGTGCTGAAAAATTCCATATAACTGGAAAACAGATGCTCATCGAAGAATACGACTTTCAAGACGATGAGCCGTTTTACGATTATTCAAAATAATAACATTAGGTTATACCATGACAATTAAAATTGATTTAGCTCGCGACGAGTTATTGACTGACTATGCTGTAGGGATGTTGAAAGACTTCTATATGATTGAAGGTGAAAGTTCCCCACAAGATGCATACCGCCGAGCAGCAACTGCTTGGTCAATGTATAAAGATACATTAGATGAAGGACTTGCAGAACGTTTGTATGAGTATGTAAGTAAGAAGTGGTTTATGTTCGCTTCTCCTGTTCTCTCCAACGCACCAGAGGAAGGTAAAAAGACACGCGGTTTACCTATCAGCTGCTTTCTAACATACGTGCCTGATTCCCTCGACGGACTGATAGAGCACTCTTCAGAGCTACGTTGGTTGTCTGTAATGGGCGGTGGCGTTGGTGGTCACTGGTCTGATATCCGTACTGTATCGGATATTGCTCCTGGACCAATTCCATTCTTACATACTGTTGACGCTGATATGATTGCGTATCGCCAAGGTAAGACGAGAAAGGGTTCATATGCTGCATATATGGATGTCCATCATCCTGACATTATTGAGTTCCTTAACATCCGTATACCTACAGGTGACGTACAACGTAAAGCGCTAAATATTCATAATGCCATTAATATAACAGATGAGTTTATGGCAGCGGTTATTAACGACACTACGTTTGACCTTAAAGATCCTAAAGACGATAAGGTTAAAGAGTCTGTTAATGCTCGTAAATTATGGGAGCGTATCTTAGAAGTTCGTTTCCGTACAGGTGAACCATACTTAAACTTCATTGATACTGCCAACAGAGCATTGCCCAAAAGTTTAAAGAATCTTGGATTGAAGATTCACGGTTCTAATTTATGTAACGAGATTCATTTACCGACTGGACCAGACCGTACTGCGGTATGTTGCCTATCCTCTTTGAATCTAGAGTATTACGATGAGTGGAAAGATACAACGATTGTTCGTGATATTATCCGTATGTTGGATAACGTCCTGCAGTTCTTTGTCGACAACGCACCAGATGCAATATCACGTGCACGTTACTCCGCAGAAAGAGAACGATCGCTTGGACTTGGGGCGATGGGATTTCACTCACTCCTACAAAAGCACGGTGTTGCATGGGAAAGTGAAACTGCGAAGGAGATTAATAATGTTGTCTTTCAATTTATCAACAAAGAAGCCATTGCAGAAACTAAACTTCTCGCCGAAGAAAGAGGAGAATATCCTGATGGTGAAGGATCAGGAAGACGCAACGCACATCTGCTCGCGATTGCCCCAAATGCGTCCAGTGGTGTTATCCTGTCCACCTCACCTTCCATAGAACCTAGTAAGGCATGCGCATATACTCACCGTACACGTGCTGGTTCATTTCTTGTAAAGAATAAATACCTCGAACAATTGCTTGTTGAAAAGGGTATGGATAACGAGTCTATCTGGACTTCTATCATTACCAACAAGGGATCTGTTCAACACTTGCCTTTCTTATCTGAAGGCGAAAAAGCAGTATTCAAAACTGCTCAGGAATTAGACCAGAATTGGGTCGTAGAACACGCAGCAGACCGCCAAAAATATATCTGTCAGGGTCAGTCTGTTAACTTGTTCTTCCCTTCTGGCACTCCAAAACGTTATGTGAATAAGGTTCACTTTAATGCTTGGAGAAAAGGATTGAAAGGATTGTATTATCTTCGTACCGAAGCAAAGTCTCGAGCCGAAAACGTATCAGAGAAGGTCGAACGAGTTGCTCTACAAGGTGATAATAGATCTATTATTTATGGTAAGGCAAAGTGTCCGTTCTGTCAGATGGCTAAAGAAGAGCTATCGTTGCGTGGAATACCTTTTGATTATGTTGACCTTGAAGAACTAGGTAAATCTGCTGCAGAAGTAACAGGACGTAAAGTAAAAACTGTACCACAAATTTATATTGATGGTCGTTACGTGGGCGGTTATGATGATCTGATAAAAGAACTATCAACTGGAGATAGCGCTCCAGAGTCAGGTGAAGATAATGAATGCCGAGCATGTGAAGGCTAATAAGGATTAAAATGTCAAAATCAAGATTACTAAATTTTTCAGAGTCATACAAACCATTCTATTATCCATGGGCTGTTGACTTATCTAAGAAACACGAAGAAGTTCATTGGATTGAGGACGAAGCAGAGTTATCTGAAGACGTCCAAGATTGGAAGACTAAACTAACGGACAGTGAAAAAGAATTCATTACTCACATCCTACGTTTATTCACTCAATCAGACGTACAGGTTGGTGAGAACTATCACGAGCTACTAATTCCTAAATTCAAGAACAATGAAGTGCGCAACATGCTATCTTCATTTGCTTCGCGCGAAGCAGTACACCAACGTGCATACGCATTATTGAACGATACATTAGGTCTACCAGACGAAGACTTCCATAAGTTCCTTGAATACAAAGAGATGGCAGACAAGATTGACTTCATGAAAGAAGGCGATATTAATACGCAAACTGGTCTGGCACTTGCCACTGCTCAATCAGTATTCAACGAAGGTATGTCTGTATTTGCTTCGTTTGTAATGCTATTGAACTTCCAACGTTTCGGTAAGATGAAAGGTATGGGTACAATCGTAGAGTGGTCTATTCGTGACGAGTCGCTACACGTACAGGGTAACGCTAAATTGTTCCGTACATTTTGCGACGAGCACCCTCGTATCGTCAATGATGAATTGAAGTCTAAGATTTATCAGATGGCACAGAACGCTGTAAAACTAGAAGACAAGTTCATCGACTTAGCATATGCTGGCGGTGATGGTACTCAGGTTCAGGGTCTGTCAAAAGAAGAAGTTAAGCAATATATTCGTCACATTGCGGATCGTCGTTTACTTCAACTTGGTATGAAACCTAAGTTTGGTGTAAAAGATAACCCACTCCCTTGGTTGGATTGGGTATTGAATGGCGCATCACATGATAACTTCTTTGAAAAGCGTGTTACAGAATATTCGGTGGTCGGCATGGAAGGTGACGACTTTGGTTGGGACGATATTGAAAAAGAGGTGGCTTAATGGGGAATCAGTTTGAAATTGAATGTCCTGTGTGCGATATCACCACAGTGGTAGAGGTTAAGTATGACGAAGAACGTCCTGCTCACTGCCCTATGTGTGGTGCTGATGCCGAAACACAAACACTAGAAACGGAAGAATAAGTCTAAGTATAAGTATACGTTATTACTATAATATAACGAAAAAACGTGTACTTATGACTTGGATGTATGAAGAAAAAGAATTTACCCCTGAAGAATCCTTCCTCGAGGACTATCAGGGGTTTGTTTATATGATAACCGAACTTTCTACTGGTAAGAAATATATTGGTAAGAAGTTCTTTTGGAAACCAAAGACGCTACCTGTTACCAAAACAAGAAAGCGTAAGGTAAAAACTCGAGTCCAGTCTGACTGGATGAAATACTACGGTTCGAACCAAGAATTGAAACAGCTTGTCAAAGAACAAGGCGGTGAAGGTTACAAGCGTGAGGTGCTGCATCTATGTAGAACCAAAGGCGAATGTTCCTACTATGAGGCAAAGCTACAGTTTGCACATGACGTATTATTGAGAGAAGATTTTTATAATGAATTCATTGGAGCGAAAATCCACAGTAAGCATTTGTCTCAAGAATTGAGAGATTCAGTGAATGAAGACTAAGTTTGATTGTATCATTCCACTGTCTGGTGGGACAGAGTCAACTGCATTAGTATATGACTGCGTACAGCGTGGTCTAAACCCATTATGTTTTCATGTAGAGTTAGGTCAACATTGGCAAGAACAAGTACAGGCTGCTCAAAACATAGCGGATGAGTTGAACGTTGAACTACGAATTGTCGAGCACTTCAATCCAAACCCATGTGTTGATAGGCAAGCAACAGGAGACCATTATAACGAACTGTGGGGCGCTTCAGTTCCACCTATGTTCTTTACTTGGACGAACATTGCTCAACTCATGAACTTACACAATCCACAAATTCATAGAATCTACTATGGATATAATGCTGGGGTACGATCAGACTCTGACGGGTTAGGCGATAAACACACCGACTGGGTTGATGAGCACTTCCGTAGTATTGAATCAGTACTCGCTAAACTCAATATCCCTACTAAAATGTCAGCTCCTCTAGGTCATCTATCAAAGGCTGATCAATGGAACTCGCTACCTGAGCATATCCAGAAGCTCGTACATACATGCGTTCACCCATATAAACGACACTGTGGCGACTGTACTAAGTGTAGAGAATTCGACTATATGCTAGGAAAGTAAAAATACTGAATATGTTTCATATAATTGACATTATTGTAATTATGTATATTATACGAAACTTTATGAAAAAAAAGTGAAATAATTTGAAAAAAAGTGTTGACACCTGTATGTAAAACAAGTATAATGGCTATATTGAATTGAGAGAGAGTATTATTATGTTGAAGTTTGAATCTGTAGCGAATGTTGGTGATGTTATTAAAGCGTTTGATTTCCAACCAATGGAAGGTCGTGATGATAGTTTCATCACTGGTGTTGTCCTAGCTAAAGGTGACATGATCTCTGAAGTTGAAGAAGGTCGTTTTGTTAACATTGGTCAAGGTTACACTATCAAAGTTATTCACTCTGAATCTGGTAGTGAGAAGTTTGATGCTCAACGTGTAAGTACTGAGATGTATGTACCGTTTGAAATGATGTTTGACCATGATGGTCGTGTTCAGTTGTTCGCTTCGAAAGAAGAATATGATGCTGTTTGTTATGAATTAGCTGCGATTGAAGCAGCTTAATAGGAGATTATGATTATGGTTGATACAGTACAAAAATATGTTATTGATGCGGTTCTTGAAACTAACGAAGGTCGTAAAGACTTCCAAGAGCTATTGAATCGGGTAGAAGTTGTTGGTCGTTATGCTGCGATTAATATGCGAGATGAGATTGATTACTTCTTCACTCGTATTAAAGGTCGTGATGACGTTACTGTCTTTCTATATAAAGAAGACAAGGCTCCTGACCTTGCGGTCGGTAAAGTGATGCAGGTGAAATAATGCATATTAAAAAGGTAAGTGAAGGTCTATATGAAGTACGTCGACATCGGTATCCTAGACCGATGTTCCGAGGTACTATGGCAGAATGCGTAGAGTTTATGCGTATCAATAACCCTAAGCAGGAGTTTTATAATGATTAACCTAAACAGATTAGACAGATCTATCGCTAAAATTGATGACATTATAATGAACCAAGTTCATGACCAACTTGAGCATATGATTTGTAATATGTTTGATATTTCTTCTACTGATGATTTGAGTGAGGAGAACCTAGAATCTTTAAAGCAAGCAGTGAATGAGTCTCGGGAAGAAGATTATATTACTTGTGAACTTCGCTATATGATTGACCGTCTAGAGGAAGAGTATGAATAATTTTTATAAGCTTGTCCGCAACCAAGGTGTAGAAACTATAGTCGAAATAGCAAAGGAAGTTGAGATTGGCGATCCCTTTGATTGGGGTACAGTTTCTATCGACGAGGACGAAGCCTATAGATTAATGGCTTCTAGCGTTTTAGAGATGGAAGACAATTCGCTCATACTTGCTGCTACTATCACAAAACTTCTAGTTGAAAATATGGTTCTCAATATAAGGTTAACCCAGTATGCCAAAGTACAAGATTAGACTACATGACATTACAGGTAGTTATGAAACCGTCAAAACAGGTCGCAGTATAAAGACCAACTTCCTTCCCCCAAAGCCTGATAAGAAGTTCACTAAGACATATGACTCTGCCGATAAAAACCTATTGACTATCGCAGGTAAGCTTCGTGATGAATATGGCTATGATACCTTCTATATCGATCCAGCCCGAAAAAGTACTAAAAAAACTTCAAAATAGGTGTTGACACCTGTTGTCAATACAGGTATAATCTCCCTTGTAATCTGGTAAAAACGGCTTATTTTAAAAACTTGAATAAAATCAAGTACTTATGTTTTTTGTTAAATCAGGAGATATTCGATGCCCGTAGCTATTGAGCTAACCAAGCGTGTTTACTTAGAGAAGTTAACAGAGGAGCTATACGAGGACTTAGAGTACTTCGGACAGCTTGACTCAAGGTTTTATGTATACCGCGATGCAGTGTACTCTACCGCTCGCAATGAGTGGGTATATGTCGTTGACACTGAGAAAGATAAGTTAGCAGTAGAGTGTCCACTAACTAAGCGCAAGCGCCAAGGTACGATTTGTTATCATCCAGACTATACTAAGACCGACAGCCGATATCGTGGCAAGGCTCTAGCTCTACGTCTTTATGCTTTCTTAATTAAGTCAGGTATGACGTTACAAGCTGGAGATAGTCAAAGTGTTGGCAGTCAGAAGTTATGGGCGAAGCTAACCCAGATGAAAGGTATTGAGGTGTGGAGCCAACGCAATAAGAAATGGGCAGAGTGCTTCGTCTGCGACGTAACTGATCGCATAGACACTATGGACTGGGATCCCTATGAAGTTAACTGTCTCACAATTGCTCACAATTAATATCAAAAAACTTCAAAATAGTTGTTGACATTTGTTTTCAGAACAGGCATAATTCTCTTGTAACTTGAGATAAGGAATCGTTATGAAAAAGTACACAGTAAGAGTCATGGAAGAAGGTTGCGGTGCTTGGACCTTTACGGGTGTTGAAGCTCCCAACAAAAATGTCGCTTGTGCAGAAGCTATCAAAACCTACATGGTTTTCTGTCAAGAAATTGACATTGCTCCGTTAACTGCTGTTGCCACTCTTGAAAAGTAAGGAGATTATTATGACTAACTCAATCCGCGTTGTTATTGCTACTCAGTATCTCGAGAATTATGGTGCCCATGATTGGGACGGTGAGGGTGTGTGTCCTCAGTATTGGAAGCCCAAGGGTGGCTCCACCTATATTGTCTCTGCGTCAGCAGCGGACATCGCCTGCCCTAAGTGGTGGGATTCTGTCGAGAACACTATCAATAGTGCTAGTGAGTACTCTAGGGAGTACATGATCGATCAACGTGTTGTTGATCTTGTTGACTTCAACGAGGGCGACTTCGTTGAGGATTATGAGGAGCCCATCTACTGTGAGATGGTAGGTGGCGCTCTTCAATGTGAGCGTGAGTCAAAGTCGTTCTTTGATCTCACCCCTGTAGCCAAGCGCACTTGGGTTCAAGTCGCTGGTGGTGCAATGACTGACAGCACGTACGTTGAGTACGCTGCTGCCTAAATTGAGGATTATATTATGTACAACAAATTGATTGAGACGACTGATTGGGGCGTTCATAATGCCCCCAATTATATCTACTATACAACCGAAAGAAATACTCGGTTGCATGGGTATCAACGAGAGGAAGGTGGTAAGTTTTATCCATTCTCTACCTATAAATTTTCAACCAAAGGAAGAAAGTTTATTCAAAAAAGAGTGAAAGAACTTCCTCTCTAGAACCCACTTCCCCTAAATAATGGAATAGGGGAAATGTAATGTATAAAATAATAACAATTATATTATTCTGTTTAACAATTGTATTTTCTGTAGTCGCATATGATACTGTGTTTAGATTAACAAAAGAAAATCAAGATCTACATCTACAAATAGATGGATACAAATTGCTACTGCAGCAACAAGAATATGGATCTATTGCTACCGAACGTAAGGCAAAGATATACAGAGAAAAGCTAATTGAGTTTCTATATCTGTGTCAGCAAGGAAGGTTAGTAAAGATCGATAAGACCCAGTATAGGTGTTATGTAACATATAACATGTGACTATAATATGGGTATAGATATATTTGAACGTTAACCCTGGAATGTAAAAATGAGACGTATTGAAGTTTATGAAATAGTTGATAAATTCAACGAAGCAAAAAGTAAGAAGGCTCGTATCGAGACCCTTAAAGAATATGAGAACGTGTGGGC